TATTTGTTATCTTGTAGTTGTTTATACTACAATTCTATACTTTCCTTTCTAGATTATAGGTATAGATCAGACTATATCTTAATGTAACTTTTTATATTAAAAGTTTCATTTTCCGCTTTCTTGAGAGAATTATTATCCAATTTAATGGACTCACTCTTAGTCGTTAGGCATTTATAATTGTTACCAATTAATTTAGCACGGGATTGTCCTTCTCAGGAGATTCCCCGTTTAACGGAATTTTATTTGGGCAAAAAGTTCACCCAAAAGTTCGGGTCGGTGTAAGACAATAACATAATCAGAAGCCTGAAATAGCGAATCGCTACCAAATAAGTCACGTCTCATAGGAAAATGCATTGTAGGATTACTAATCCTTTCTGCAGATTCAATCTCCCTATTCATTTGACTTAATTGAATTATACTAGTTCTACCTACTTTCTTAACTTCCATAAAGACTTTTTGTAGGTTAGCCAAGGTTTCCCTTTCTTGTTCTCCTGACTTACCACGAGTCAAAAGAGTATGGTCTAATATTACTACTAACCATTTGTCTTTTGTCTTATCGCTTAATTGAAATCTTTTTATAATACTGTATATTTGGTCAGTATTACAAGGTGAGTCAATATAGTAAATAGGATAATGTCTAATATGTGTTACTTCTTCTTGAATATTATTGAATAGTTCATCCGAGACCATTTCGTTACTACTATCCGCAGAATATAATTCTGCAGTTGTTTTTGTCAATTTATAAGATAGTTTTCTACCTACTTGTCTAGATGATAACATCTCAAAATTGAAAGATAATATAATAATATCTTGGTCTCTATTATAGTCAACAATGTCTGTTTCTAAGCTATTTACAAAAGATGATTTACCACTACCACTTATACCAGCTATGGTCATTATGGTATTAGGTTCTATACCACCCATTGTAGCATGATTAAATTTTACCCATTTAGTTCTTAGAGATTTAACAATACCTTTTCGTCTATTGTCAATATACTCTACAATTTCATCTGCTGCCTTAGAAATATGTTTTATTTCAGGGGTATCATTAGATAAGGGTTGTGCCATATCCTAAGTCTTTATTAGTCGTTAATATTGAATCTAATGAATCTTCATAAGATTGCCAACTTTTATTGGTAATCCATGATAAGATTCGCTTCATATAAGGCATAGAACCATTTTCAGTTCTATGTTTTATTTCAGCTTTCAGACATTTAAGGATGTGTTCATGCTTATCTACGCTCCTACCTATATAAGATCTATAGGCAATTTCAGCGTTAGATATATCTGTTCTTAGAAAATCTGTTGTTCCGTCTGTTCTGGTGACTGATTGTGGAAATTCATTTAAGAATATCTTAAATAAATCATCACCATATAAAAGTTCTTTTGCTTTTTTAGTAGCTTGCCAATTAAGGACATTACTACTATCACCTGATACAAGTTCTACTAATCCTATATCACCAAGATGTCTTAATTTATTGTAAATTTCGATATCTGTTATTGCCATATCTTGGACATATTTTTTTAATAGTCCTTGTTTATTATCAGCAATTATTAACAACCAAGTATAATCTTCAGCTGTTAATTTTAGGTTATTTAGAGAGTCTGTATCAAATGTTATAAGCATAATATTAAATAATTGTTATTAACTTGGTAGATTTAGGGTAACTCCTAACTAATTCCATACCTCTTGAAGTAAATAATAAAGTAGGTTTTCTTTTCTCTCTTACTACCCTAAGAATATATTCATTAGGTTCTACACCAAGTTCTTCTTTTAAAAGATTAATGATAGATTCCTCATCAGCATTAACCATTAAAGGATCTATCGAATTGAATACGTCCCAAATAAATTCAGATTCGATTTTATTAGGGTTTTTTCTTACGTTTTGGATTAACTTTAGGATATCTTTATATAATCCTTCAGTTTCTCTTTTATCTTGTTCTTCTTTTATATTAGAAATATGATTTTTAACCATACTTTCTATAGATTCAAGAAGTATTTTATTTCTGATATTTTTCATTTTAGAATAATTTGAGTTGTTTATCTTCAATTTGATTTATGACTTTGTAAGTCTCAGAAATGTAATAGTTATAATTTACATTATATTTTTCAAATGGTATATCGACTATATCATTTAATATATGTATATAATAACCAGCACAATAACTAATTTTTTCATTACCTTTTTTATCTACTTTATATAATTGATCTTTACTATCAGTAGTTACATAAAATCTTACAGTATTTTGTAATTTTTCACGTTTAACTTCATAATCATCTATGTAATATCTATAATTTTCAAATTTTTCATCTGTCTTTTTAGCAGTACAAAATTTATAGATATTTTTACAACTATATATTGTATCTTCTGGTTTAATACCATTTACAAAGTATTCATATAAAGCCTTTGAAACGATTGGTTTATCTACACCTTTTTCAAGATCCATATCTTGTATAAAATCACCTTTGACTTTTATTTTATCATTAGTTTTTATAGAGATATAGTTATTGACATCTTTCCTTATATATTTTTTATATTCTGTGAACTCTAATTCAAATCTTGTTTCGTCACACCAATCTTTACAAATTTTATTATATAAATCTTTTTTATTTTTAGGTACAATAGTTACTAAACCATCTGTATTTGCAGATATAACTCTAAAATTATTCATTACTAATCTTTCGACTAGCATTAAAATAAACAATTGACCATTTATAGTAGTTCTTAACATAACAAGTGGATCATATAACCAATGATTTTCATTACCTGTCTTACCAAAAATACTATTAATAGTTATTTTTAATGTATCACTTTCATTCATTTGACCAGAATGTTTTGCTCTAAGTCTTCTATCTCTAATATCTTTAAATACTTCAAGAAAGAATTTACCTAAGTGAGCTGGAATAAAGTTATATTCTATCATTAAAGAAGGATACATTGATGAAATATCACAATCAATCAGTTCTTCATTTTCATTAGACTCAAAATAACCAGGATTATCATCTGAATGAATACCCCCAAATCCTAACTTATATGTAGTACCATGAAATGTAATATTTCTTTTTATAAAGGGCTGTCCTTTATAATATACTGATTTTAGTATCTTATTAAGTAATGAGTTCATTTCTACTGTTTCAAAATGAATTTGTGGTAATACTACGTTTTCAAAATGTATTATTTCTCTTATAGTCCTTAATTTTTTAAGTTCTTTAACAGAGATATTAGATTTTTCAGAATATAATTTCTCAAGTATTCTATTAGCCATACCACTTTTACTTTCAGATATAATATTTACATCATACTTTTTACCTATTTCCCATCTTAAAATTATTGCCTCTTTTAAATGATTATATAACTTTTCTGTTATTAATATATCATTTAAATTATAGTAGTGTAATAATTCTAATTGATCTTTAGTTACAAAAGCATTATGATGTAATGGCATATCTTGAATTTTAGGCCATTCAAGATTTACAGCTACAAGTTTTAATGATTTATGCATTAAATTACCTACTTTCATTAAATCTATCCATTTAAATGGTATAGTATATGATTTTTGGTAATCGTCTCCTTTAGAAATAATATCATTTGATAAATTATGAAGTATATTTGTTATATGAGATGACTCTTCATATTTAAACAATCTTTCATAGTTATCAAATATAAAACTCATTATTTGGTTATCATAATTATATGAATTATAACCAACTGCAAAATCATTAGTTATTGTTTGTAGAAATGAATATAATAAGTTAATATCATTCCTATCTTCAAATATTATAAATTCATTGATTGTTTGATTATTTACATTTTTGAATATAACAGCAAAATAATTACTTAATACTTCAATATCATATATGTAAATATTCATATTAGTTATTTATAAAAGGGTAGGAGATATTACTCTCTCTACCCTTATTATTTATTTAAGACTTTCTCTGTATTTAATATAACTTGAATAACCATATTTATTCATGTTACGTTGTTGCTTACAATTTAGTCTCTTTTCAAGTTTAATTTTTAAACCATTCTCTCCTATATATGGTCTGGTTATAACAATACCAGGGTCAGTTCTTAGTTTTCCACGTTTTTCACGTCTTTCCTCTATTATTGTAATATATAAAGGATTTAATAACCAAGGATTTATTTGTTTATTAGGTTGAGGAACAGGTTTTTTCTCACTTTTTAGTTTGTATACAATAATTCGTCTTTTTACATTTGTTTTAAGCGGATCAAACATTTTATCATTAATAAAATATTTTCGCTTAAAAGCAAATGCTTCTTTACGAATAATATGTATATTTAACTTGTTTTCTTTCTCAAGTTTTTTGTACTTAAGATAATTCTTTCTTCTCATAATATACTCCTTTCTATCTTGATAATTTAATTAATTTTATTTAAAAGGGATAGTTATTTGCTCTGCAAGACCTATCCAATCTAAACGTTTATTGGCATATTTAGATAGAACTTTATAGAGTTTATCACGATATTCTTTAT